GACCCAGGCCGAAGCGCAGCCGCGCACCGCGACCGAGATCGCTGCGACGAGCGTTGACTACGACCTGACCATCCGCAGTTTACAGCGTGCGTGGCAAGATTGCGTTGACTCGACGCTGCTTGTCTGCGCGGATCTGGACTGCGACCTGTACGGCGAAGGCTGGATGCCTGACCCGGTGCAGATCGACTGGGGCGACGGCGTGCTCTACGACCGCGCGCGCGTCTGGGCCGAGCAGCGCGAGATGGTCACGGACGGGCTGCTGCGCCCCGAGATCGCGCTGGCGTGGTACTACAACCTGCCCGCCGAGACCGAGGACGACCTGCGCACCGTGCGCGAAAAGTACATGCCGACCACGAAGGGAGGTGAGGACAATGAGTGAAGAAAAACTGGACAAGAAGCCCGAGGGCGCGCCCTATGCGGCCGGGACCGGCAGCATGCCCGTGGAGCCTGACCGCGCGGCCTTTGAGCGGATGAGCTACCGCGAGCGGGTGGCGCTCAAGCGCGAGGACCCGCAGGGGTATGCCCTGCTGCGGGCGGCGCTTGGCTGAGCGCGGCGCTTTTGGGGCGCGGGCGAGGGGCCCCCGCTGACAACACACAAAACCGAACAAAAACACAAAAAACGCAAACAAGAAAGGACCAACAACCATGGCAGATTTTATTACTAAGCTTTCCGATATGATCGACCCCGAAGTGATGGCGGACATGGTGTCTGCGCGGATTCCGAAAAAATTGCGCGTAGCACCGTTTGCTAAAATCGACGACACCCTCGCGGGCGTGCCGGGCGATACCATCACCGTGCCCGCGTACACCTACATCGGCGACGCGGCGGACGTGGCCGAGGGCGGCGAAGTGGTCATTGAAAAGATGACTACTTCCACCCGCAAGGCGACCATCAAAAAGGCCATGAAGGGCATCGGCCTGACCGACGAAGCCGTGCTGTCCGGCTACGGCAACCCCGTGGGCGAGGCCAACACCCAGCTGGCGCTGGCCATCGCCGCCAAGATCGACAGCGACTGCATGGACGCCCTGCAGACTGCCAGCCTGATTTACGATGGTACGGCAAAAACCATCAGCTACGACGCCATCGTCGATGCCGTTGACCTGTTCGAGGACGAGATGGGGTGCAGCGAAAAGGTCATGTTCATCCACCCCAAACAGGTCACGCAGCTGCGCAAAAATCCCGATTTCCTGAGCGCCGACAAGTACACGCCCGGCGTTGCGCTGACCGGCGAGATCGGCATGATCGCGGGCTGCCGCCTGGTGCCCAGCAAAAAAGTGCCGCTGGATGGTGGAATTTACGCCTGCCCGATCGTCAAGCTCGAG